GCTGCCGGCGGCGAGGAACTGGCTGGGTTCCTCACCGAGATCCTCTGCATGTCGGTCCCGATGCTCGACCCCGCGATCGACGCGGCAAAGTGGGCCGACTGCGACGACCCCGGCGACCTGGCGGCCGTCCGGTCGCGTGTCGCGCTGTGCCTGGACGTGTCGATCGATGGCCGGCACGCCACGCTCGTCGCCGCGGCCGTGCTCGACGACGAGCGGGTGCGCGTCGAGGTCGTGAAGGCGTGGGACGGCCCCGGCTGCACGAAGCAGCTGCGCCGCGACCTTCCCGCGCTGGTCGCTCAGGTCGGGCCGCGCGTGCTCGGCTGGTTCCCGTCGGGCCCGGCGGCCGCGGTCGCCGCTGAGCTGGCCGAGGACGAGGCCCGCGGCTGGCCGCCGAAGGGCGTCACGGTCGAGGGCATCCGCTCGGATGTGAGCGCGGTCTGCATGGGGCTGGCCGAGCTCGTCGATACCGGCGACATCGCGCACTCTGACGACCCGCTGTTGAACGCGCAGGTGCCGAGCACGGAGAAGGTGCGTCGCGGTGATGGCTGGGTGTTCGGCCGCCGGGGCGCCGGTCACTGCGACGCGACGTATTCCACCGCTGGCGCCGCGCACCTCGCACGGACGCTGCCCGAGGAGAAGCCCGCCGGCTGGTTCGGTGTGGTGTGAGGAGACCACTGTGGACGACCTGATCAAGAGGGCCCGGGCGCTGTGGCCGCCGGCCGCGCAGGCGCTTGGCGTGCTCGCGGTGCTAACCGGGCTGGTGCTGCTGGTGACCGTGCTCGCCGGGCCGGTATTCGGCGTCGTCGCCGGGCTGGTCCTCGGCGGCCTGGTCCTCGGCGCGCTCGGCGTGCTGCGTGAAGCCGGGAGGCTGTGATGGGGCTCGGGAAGACGTTCATGCGCTCGGCCGTCGCCGAGCAGCAGCTGCGGATGCTCGTCTCCGACGGGTGGCGCATCGGGCCGTCCGCGGAGATCACCGGCAACCAGGGCTACGGCTGGACGGGGTTCGTCCGCGCACTCGGGATCCCCGGTGTTGGGCGGGCGGTCACGCTGATCTCCGACCTGATCGGCGGCCTGCCCTGGGACGCCTACACGACGCACGGTCGCGACTACGCCGAGAAGATGACGCCGCGGCCGATTCTCCTCGAGCAGCCGAACCCCGAGGAGATCCGCATGGCGACGTTCTCGGCGTGGGCCGCGGATCTGGTGCTGCACGGCAACGCGGTCGGCGTGATCGCCGAGCGGAACGCGCTCGGAGTGCCGACGGCGGTCTTCCCGGTCCCGGCCTCGCTGGTCGGCGTGCGCCGGGTAGGCGGGTGGACGCACGCGGTGCTGCCCAAGGGCGCGATCGAGTACGCCGTAGGCGGGAAGTCGTTCAGCGCGCACGAGATCATCCACGTGAAAGGCCTCGCCGAGCCCGGCCAGCTGCGCGGCGTCGGCGTGCTGGAAGCGCACCTGAACGGCTGTGGCTCGCTGGACCTGGCGGCCGAGCTGGCGCGCCAGGCCCGCAGCATCAACGGCAACGGCGTCCCCACCGGCGTGCTGAAGGCGACTAACCCGGACGTGACCGAGGACCAGCTGCGCGACGCGAAAGCTGGGTGGCTGGCGAATATGCGGGACCGCACGATTGCTGCGCTCGGCCCCGGCACCGAGTTCGAGGCGCTGGCCTGGAACCCCGAGGAGCTCCAGCTGATCGAGGCCCGCAAGCTGTCGTTGCTGGAGGTCGCGAACATCTTCGGCCTGCCGCCGCGGTACCTCGGCGCGTCCTCGGGTGACTCGATGACCTACAGCACGTCGGAGACCGAGGGCATCGAGCTGCTGAAGTTCGGTTCCGTCGGCGGGTTCGTGGCGCGGTTCGAGCAGACCCTGTCGCTGGCGTATCCCCGGGGGACGCAGGTGAAGGCGAACCTCGATGCGCTGCTGCGCTCGGACACCAAGGCGCGCTACGAGGCGCACAAGACCGGTATCGACGCCGGGTTCCTGCGCCGGTCGGAGGCCCGAGAGCTGGAGGACCTCCCGCCGGTCCCGGGCATCGACGACGCGCCGCAGCCGCAGAAGCCACCGGCCGCGGTGGTTCCGCTGCCGACCATCAACCAGGACCCGAAGGAGAACGCGTCATGACCGCTCGCAAGCCTGCGAACCAGCGCAAGACGACCACCGCCCGCGCGGCCGCCGACGAGCCTACGACGGCGTCGGCCACCGACGAGCAGCGTGGCCAGAACGACGGCCAGGAACCGGAACTGGCCTGGTGCCGCATCGGCCGCGATCTCGAGGAGACCGCGCCGGAGTGCCCGCGCCACGAGTTCGAGCCGGGCGCCCGGCTGTGCAATCTGCACTTCGTGACCCGTTTGGACCTTCGGGAGGTGGCCCGCAATGTCGGCTGAGGTGATGACCCGGCAGTGGCTGCCGGATCTGGAAGTCCGCTCGTCCGGCGACGGCCGCACGATCTGCGGCATCGCGGTGCCCTACGAGCAGCCGCAGTACATCGACTCCCGGTTGACCGAGCAGTTCGCCCGTGGCGCGTTCAATGCGCAGCTGCGCGCCGCGCACCGGATCCCGTTCATGCGCGACCACGGGCCGCTCGGCGTCGCCAAGACGTTGCGGGATGACGCGGCCGGTCTGTACGGCGAGTGGCGCGTGTCGCGGACCCCGCTCGGCGACGAGACGCTGGAGCTGGTGAAGGACGGCGCGCTGTCGGAGCTGTCCATCGGCTTCCAGGAGGGCCAGAACCGCACCGTGCGCGGTGGGGTGATCGAGCGTGCGACCGCGACCCTGACCGAGGTCGCGATCGTGATGGCCGGCGCCTATGGCCCGGCGGCCGCGGTCGCGTCGGTACGTGCACAGTCCACCGTGGACCGCGCGCAGCAGGCCGCGCAGATCCTCGCTGGACTTCCCGCGCTGTCCGCCGACGCTGAGCAGCTGACTCGCTCGGTGCACGGCGGCTCGAACCTGGAGTACGGGCCCGGGACGCCGCTGTGGAAGTACTGGACCGGTCCGGAGGGGTTTGCCCGCTACGCCACGAGCGCGGAGCCGTGGACGACGCTGCGCGACGCGCTGCTGAAGGAAGGCGTCCCGACGACGATGGCCGACGGGCTGGCCACGAACATCATGCAGGCGACCCCGGCCGGGCGGGCGCTGTTCGCTGCGCACCACGGCAAGAAAGCAGGGTAACCATCATTCGCTGATCATCGGTTACACTCGCAACAGACGCGGACGCCGACACCTCAGCCACTCACGGAAGCTGACACCCCGGCCTCTCGGGCGGATCCCATCCGTTTCGAGACCCGGAGGACGGCGTCATGCCGAACCCGTACCTGACGCGTCTGCGCGAGCAGCACGACGCGCTGCGGCAGTCCATGGAGGGCCTGCAGACCCGCGCCGCCGAAGCCAACCGTGACCTCACCGAGGATGAGCTGCGCTCGGTCAAGGAGCAGGCCGCCCAGTTCAAGACCCTCAGCGAGCAGATCGAGGACCTGGCCGGCATCGAGACGCGCTCCCGGCGCGTCGGCGAGTTGGCCGCAGACCTGGACAAGGGCGGCGAGCAGGGCCAGGAGCAGAACCTGGGCGGCGAGCAGACCCGTTCCCGCACCACCACCCGCGACCGCGACCCCGGGCACTACCGCTCGGTGTCCGACGGCGGCCAGCACTCCTTCTTCGGCGACCACTTCCGGGCGGTCAAGCTCGGCGACCTGGAGGCAAAGAAGCGGCTCGAGGAGCACTCGCGTGCGGTCACGCAGGCATCCGGCGGTACGGGCATCATCCCGCCGCGGTGGCTGACCGACGAGTACATGTCGATGGCCCGCCAGGCGCGTGTCGTCGCGGACCTGGTGCGGAACCTCCCGCTCGGCCAGGACCCGCGTCCGCTGGTGCTGCCGAAGCAGACCGCCGGCACCGACGCCAACGTGCTCACGCAGGCCGCCGAGGGCGCGAACACCGCCGGCTGGGGCACCGACCGGTACACCAGCAACACCGACACCCTGACTCCGGTCCTGAAGGCCGCGTACCAGGACGTGTCCCGCCAGCTGCTCGACGCGTCCACCCCGGCCGTCGACGCCCTGATCTTCGGCGACCTGCGTTCGGCGTGGGACGCCGTGATCGAGGGCCTGGTGTGCACCACGATCCTCGCCGGCGGCACCGCCACCGGGACGACCTTCGCGACGGAGGCCGCGTTCAAGACCGCGGCCGCAGCGATTGATGCCGTCGTGGACGCCCAGACCGCGGTTGCCGGCGACCAGCGCGGCCCGGCAGACCTCGCGGTCATGAACTTCCGCCGCTTCGGCGCGTTCCGGAAGCTCAAGGACGGCAACAACCGGCCGCTCATGCCGGTGTCGCGGTACGGCCCGCAGAACGCCACCGGCGCGCTGGACAACCGGCTCATCGGTGACATCGAGGGCGTGGACGCGGTGGCCAGCTCCGGCGTGCCGACCACGTACGCGGAGACGTACGCGGTGCTGCGCCGGAACGCGGTCATCCTGGCCGAGTCCGACGTGCAGGACTTCACCTACGAGCAGGCCGGCGGTCCGGCGTTCGTGCGGATGGGGATCTGGGGCTACGTCGGGACGCTGGTCCGTAACCCGAACAGCATCTCGATCCAGACCGTCACGGGTGCGTGAGTCATGGCCTGGCCGCCCACGCTGGACGAACTCAAGGACGATCTGAAGATCCCCTTGACCGACACGCGCGACGACGCCGTGCTGCAGCGGCAACTCGACGCGTCGGTGACGTTCGTCCAGCGTGTGCGCGCAGGGGCGTTCAACTTCGACGCCGACCCGACTTCGACGCTTCCCGCGCCGAGTTCCGACCTCGAGTTGGGCACGGTCCGGCTGGCCGGCCGGTGGTTCACTCGCCGGCGGTCGCCGGACGCGCTCATCGCGATGGCCGACTCGGCGTCGTCGCGGGTTCCGTCGTTCGATCCGGACATCGACCGGCAGTTGGGCATCGGCCGGTTCCGAGGGCCGGTGTTCGCATGAGCATCGTGTCCGACGCCGCGCAGCGTCTCTCCGACGCCCTGAAGACGGTCGAGGGTGTGCGTCTGTACGACCTCGGCGACGCGAACCTCGACCCGCCTGCCCTGGTGCTCGGGATGCCGCGGCTGGCCTTCGGTTCCTACTGCCCCGGCCAGATCACCAGCGTGACGTTCCCGGTGTTCCTGGTCGTTGCGTTGGATGACCGCGCGCAGTCGCGGTTGTGGGAGCTGGCCGAGCCGGTGGCGGCGGTCATCGAGTCCGTTGTGGACGCGACAATTTCCGGCTCCGATCCGGGCCTGTACCTGGCCGGTCAGAGCGAGTTGCCGAGCTACACCTTCACCGTAGAA